ATAGTAACGAATGCACCCGTATATGTAGGACTTGATAAATTAATACTTGATGCACTAGAATTATGAGCAATTTCTTCTATTTTAACAAAATATTTTGTGCTATGATTTAATTCATTTTTTTTATCTAGTTTATCATTATAAAAATACCATAGCGGTTTAGCACAAACTACATCATTATGAGGATTTGCAATCAAACCACAAGCAATAGCCAAAACTTTATTGCTAACTGCTGGCCCTTTAAATACCATAAACTTAGTATCTTTTGCTATTTGATTACCTAATTTTGGTTCAAATTCAAACATATCTCCGTTTGCATCGGCTGATTTAACTTCTGTTATTTTAGCAATATGATGTAAATTAGCATCGTCTGAATGAACTAAAACAAAGAAATCATTTGCCGTTAAATCTATACTTGCTAGATTTAATCCGGTTGTAGTATGAGAATCATAACAACGAATAGTAAAACCATTTGTATTTTCTAAATTAGAATATTCAGTAATTAATCCTGCGCTTGAAATAGGTTCATTTATTGTGGTAGTATCTGTATCATCTTCAACAACTATACCAAATACTCTATCGTTATCTGCTGCTATTGCAGTAGTAAAG